CTTACATCAATGATCTCTGTATTCAATAATCATTGAACAATCGCACAAGTAGGATTAGGCTCCTGCGATGGAACTGTACCATAAGACGCTGCAGTTAGCGCAATTTGCAATCACGCAACCCCTCCCCCAATACCAAACACGTTGGTGAATGAGCGGTGGCTAGATTGCCTCGAACGGAAGACTTTTCTTCCAATCTGATCAAACGCTTGTACTACGAATGAAGGTCTAACCCTTCGCCGGTACGGGTCTACCTGAAGCAACTGAGCTGTTTGCATCGTCATGCCGTGTAGTGTCACTTCGGGCTTCGTCTTAGGACCTAGCCTCTGCTGTGCACATAATTCCGCATGCGACAAACCCCTTTTGTGGATTGAGAACCGATAACGTACCTCTCAAAGTATTTAAGAAAGATCACCTTCTATAGGCAATTCCTAAGTTCTTCACCTATCCCATGTCTACTCTCCCCCCCCCCTTTAGACCATGGGCAACGGTTGATTCTGGTGTTGCCCCCCCTCCCAACTTATGACGAATTGTTCATCAATTCAATCCCCTACGATGTCTGTGCGCTGTATAAGCGCTGCAGCTTCTAGGGATAAGACAAAAGTTTCCCAACAGGCTTATACGAAAGATGGTGTCCTATTTCTCCCGATCAAGGAGTTTAGGTCTGCCATCAGACTCATGAAGTCATACGACCGGTATGCACTTCGACAGGAACAGCAGTCTCGCTACTCTAACCCATCCGCTTGGCGGAGGGAACAGAGATTGAGACGATCCAAACTCAATGAGATTAGGATCGCTGTCTCCGATTATGCCAAGATGCACACAGCCAACCCAACGAATAATTCGTGGTACAATATGTACCTGGCAGGCATCTACAAGCCTGTTCATATGTCATTGGAACAAGTTTCCAAGACTAAGAACTATGTTATACGCGATATAGCGACTAGATCGCACGTGTATAACTTAAATAAAAAGGAGCATAGACCCTGGACGCTTAGAGACCCTTGGATGGACGAACACATCCACAACCGGGTTTCTAGATCTGGGTTACCCAAATATGACTCTTCTATGAAGTACGCCAAAGATTATCGATATCAGGAATATCTCAATCTTGTCGTACATAAGCCAACACCGAAGGTTAATTACCGCAATCTTGATCTAGCTGCAAAAATAGCTAGGGATGAAATTTCGCGATACACCTTCAAATTCATGCCATATAATCAGGTTATCAAGTCTTCGGACTTCCTGAAAATCAAGAATCACTCGACGGGTTTCACCGCCCCGGGTTTTTCTGATAAGCTCAAGGCTGCAAAAGATCCCGGTTTCCGAGACTTTTACAATCAATTTAAGAGCAACATGCATTCGCCTGGTACTTTCAATCTGTTTTTTAAGAACGAGAGTATCAAGCAAGAAAAACTGCAAGTCAGAGGACCACGAGTTATCGTGGCCTCGTCCCTCGAGCACGAAATGCTCAGTAGGGAAGTATTGCAGTTTTACCTCTCAGACGTTATGCGTCAGAGTAAGGATGCACCCATTAAGATTGGCATGAAGAACACTGAGTTTGGTGACTTACTTAACTATTTAGGTGGTCCCAGCCAGTATATGTACTGCGCCGATTTCTCTGCGCAGGATAAATTTATGCCTACTCAAATCATGCACCGCACAAACGAGAACAGAGTTTCTCTTGCTCGGTCGCAAGGTATGAGTAGACAATTTCAGGACCAACTGGCTCATGTCCATTACGCAGCTCTTAACAAAGATGTCGTGATGAGCAACGGTCAAGTAGTCCAATTAAACACACTATTTCCTACAGGGCAAGTGCCTACGGCACAATGGAATAGTGAAAATCACCATCTTCTGTGGATTTACACACTGTTAGAATTGGGTCTGACAGAGCAAGAGGTGAGAGACATGCCGAGAGCACATTATGGCGATGACGTCATTTTGAGCGACTCGGGACGTCTGCATGGTACGAGGTCACAAGTCGAGAAAATCGCACTTGATCTTGGCATGCCTATGACGTTTGACGCTTGGG